TGAAAAAACATTATGATAGTAAACTTAATGAGTTCAAAAGCAGAGAACAAGAGTTAATAGAGGAAGCTACTAAAAATAGAACCGAATATAAAGCTCCAAAAACTGAAGAAGAACTTGAAGATTTTAAAAACCAATATCCTGATGTTTATGAAGTTGTAGAAACTGTTGCTCACATGCAAAGTGAGACTAAAGCAAAAGTTCTAGAAGAACGCCTTAGTAAACTTCAAGAAAGAGAGAATCAGTTAATACGACAAGATGCAGAAAAAAGGTTATTGGAAAGACATCCTGATTTTGAAGATATCAGAAACAGTGATGACTTTCATGGTTGGGCAAAAGAGCAACCTAAGTCTATCCAAGATTGGATATACTCAAATGCTGATGATGCTGACCTAGCTGCACGTGCTTTAGATTTGTTTAAAAAAGATTTTGGTATTGAACCTACAAAGACTAGGTCATCTTCTAAACCGACCAGAAAATCTGCTGCAGATATGGTTTCTACTAAAACAAAAAGTATAGAACCAACTCAACAGAAAATATGGTCAGAAAAGGAGATTGCTGCAATGAGTGTTGCTGAATTTGATAAATACGAAAAGGAAATATCAGATGCAATGCAAGAAGGCAGAATCGTTAAATAAACTATATTAACTTAAAGGAGAAGTATCATGGCTCAATATTTTGAACCCTCAACAGATACAAATGCTAACTTTGCAAACTCCGTAAGTGGACAAACTAATAGTTTCTTTTTACCTTCGGTTTACTCTAAAAAGGTTTTAAACTTCTTTAGAAAAGCCTCAGTGGTAGAAGCTATTACTAACACCGACTATGCTGGTGAAATATCTGCTTATGGAGACTCTGTAAAGATTATCAAAGAACCTGTCATTTCAGTATCAGACTACACAAGAGGTAGCGATACTACTGACACGAAACTAACTGACCAAGAAATATCTTTGGTTGTTGACAGTGCTAAAGCTTTCAAATTCATCGTAGATGATATTGAAACAAATATGTCACATGTAAACTTCAAAGAAGTTGCTTCAAGCTCTGCTGCATATGCATTGAAAGATTCATATGATGCTGCTGTTTTAGCAACTATGTTCTCTGGTTGCTCTGCATCATCACCTGACCATATCATTGGTTCTGACAGTGCTACTGCTGATGCCACTATGGCTCACGCAACTAACTCTGTAGACCTACTTGGTTCAGATGGTACTGGTGTAGATGCTATTGACCTTATGGCAAGAATGGCAAGACTAATGGATGACCAGAATGTACCTGAAGAAGGTAGATGGTTTGTTGCTCCACCTTCATTCTATGAAGAGTTAGCACAATCTGGTTCTAAACTATTAAGTGTTGACTTTAACGCTGGTCAAGGCTCAATCAGAAATGGTTTAGTTTCAAGTGGAAAGTTAAGAGGATTTGATATGTACAAATCTAACAATATCGCTGCAACATCTAATGCAACTGGTAAAGTTATGGCTGGACATATGAGTTCTACTGCTACTGCTAACACTATCCTTTCAACAGAAGTGTTGAGAGACCCAACATCGTTTGGTGATATTGTTAGAGGCTTACATGTTTATGGTGCGAAAGTACTTAGACCTGAAGCTTTAGTATCAGCTTTCTATGTGATTGACTAATATCAATTCGGGGGGTCTTAATTGACCCTCCACTTTTTAACAGGAAGATAAAATGAAATACGGTAAAGATAAAAGAATGAAAAAAATGGGTGGCGGATACGCTGAAATGATGAGAAAGAAAAAAGGCATGGGTGGACGTATGAAATACATGCACGGTGGCGATGTTAAGATGGATGGATGTCAGCCTATATATAATGGAACACCAAAAGCTAAAGCTAACTAATTATGAAAGTTAAAGCACCTAAAGGATACCACTGGATGAAGTCCGGTAAAACATATAAGTTAATGAAACATTCAGGTAAGTTTGTTAAACATAAAGGTGCAAGTTTAACAGCTAACTTTGAAATTCAAAAGGTACATAAAAAATAATGGCTACTACATATCTAGATTTAACTAACGAAATATTAAGAGAACTTAATGAGATTCCGTTGACTGCTGCAAACTTTGCAAACGCTACAGGTTTTCAAAAGTTTGTAAAAGATACTGTTAATAAATCTATATTTGATATAGCTAATGAAGAACCTCAATTACCTTTCTTTTCTGCTGGAGTTAGCGGAAGTACTGACCCTTTTTATGGTAACGTAACAGTACCTACAGTAGCAGGTCAAAGATTTTATACATTAAAGTCTGACAGTTCTAGTATCACTACAGACTATGCTTCAATAGATTGGGATGATTTTTATGTAACTACAATTAATGTAAGTGGAGAAACAGCACCTTATGTTTCTAAAGGTTTAAGATTTCTTACACTTGACGATTGGAAAAGATACTACAGAGATAGCGAAAACGAAGATGATGCTAACTCACAAAATTATGGAGAACCTAAATTTGTAATTAAGTCTCCAGATAGCAGGAAGTTTGGATTAAGTCCTATTCCTGATAAAGTTTATAATATACACTTTTATGCTTTCGTAAGACCAACTGCTTTATCAGCTTACGATGATACAATGGTTTTACCAGAGCAATACAGTAATATTGTAACAGCTAGAATGAGATATTATGTCTGGCAATTTAAAGAAAGTCCACAACAGGCTGCTTTTGCATTGGATGATTATAAGAAAGGAATGAAACAAATGAAGTCTAATCTTATGAATCCAACACCTAAATACATGACAGACGATAGAAGATACTTTTAAATTATGGCACGTTCACAACCTTTTACAGTAGCATGTGAAGGCGGTTTAGTTACTGCTTCTAATCAAATTGATTTGCTACGAAGACCCGGAGTAGCTACAGAGTTAGAAAACTTTGAAGTTTCTATAGAAGGTGGTTACAGAAGAATTAATGGATTTAAAAAGTTTGGTGAAGGTAGTGCAACACAACCAACTGGAGGAGCTACTACTATACAAGGAGTATTTCCATATGCAGACGGTGTTATAATAACTGCTGGTACTAACATTTATTTTAGTAACGATGGAGCTACATGGTTACAAATAAATAAGTTATCTGCAGGTGGTGGTGATAATTATGCAACCTTTACAGGTAAGTCAGCTACTGCAAGAACTGGACAAGGTCAATGTCAGTTTGTACTTTTTGAAGGTGCAACATTTGATTATGGTGAAGTAATTATAGCTGACGGTGCTAACAAGCCTTGGGCTTTTAGAATGGAAGGTACAGGAGCTTTAAATACTAGAACATTTTTTACTGAAGAAATAACTGTAGATGGTACTAACGGTGTAAAGTATATTACTATTCACGACCATCATTTAATTGCAGCAGGAGTAGAAAATAATTTAAATACTGTTTATTACAGTGTCTATAACGACCCTAATAATTTTACAGGTAGTGGTGCAGGTTCTGTAACTATATCAGACCAAGTACAAGGTGTTAAAGGATTTAGAACAGATTTAATAGTTTTTGCTGAAAACAGTATACATAAACTAATAAATATAAATGATAGTTCTAATATTCGTATAGACCCTATTACCGAAAACGTAGGGTGCTTAAGCGGATATAGTATACAAGAGATTGCTGGTGATTTATTATTTTTAGCACCAGACGGAATAAGAACAGTTGCTGGTACTGCAAGAATTGGTGACGTTGAGTTAGGTACATTATCTAAAGCAATACAACCTGTATTAACATCAGTAACTCAAAATATAAATTTATATAGAATTACTAGTGTTGTTATTAGAGAAAAATCACAGTACAGATTATTTTATAGTAACGTAAGTGCAGTAGCTGCAGGACAAAGAGGAATTATAGGGACCATTAGAGCAAACGGTTTTGAATGGTCAGAAACAAAAGGATTAGAAGTAACAGAAATAGGTTCAGGATTTGATACAGATGGTGTGGAAAAATATTATCACGGTAACAATACAGGTTATGTGCATATACATGATTCAGGTGATGACTTTGATGGAACTGCTATATTAGCAAGATACTCAACACCAGATTATGATTACGGTGATTTAGGAACTTTAAAAACTTTACATTATTTAAAAGTTTCAGCAGGTGCAGAAGGTTTATCTACTCCAGAAGTTCAAATAAGATTTGATTATGGAAGTTCAGATGTACCACAACCAGTAGAAAATTTTTCACTTGGAACATTAAATCCACCTTCATTTTTTGGACGTGCTGTATTTGGAACAAATATTTTTGGAGCAATTGCAGACCCTATGATTAGGATACCATTACAAGGAAGTGGGACTTCAAACAATTTTACATTTATTTCAAACGATAGTAAACCATCGTATAAAATTAACGGTTTATATGTAGATTACATACCTTCAGGTAGGAGATAAAAACAATGGCAGGTTATATAAGACAAAGCAGTTTCATAGACGGAGATACAATTACTGCTGCATTATTTAATAACGAATACAATCAGTTAGTTAATGCATTTAGTAATACAAGTGGTCACAAGCACGATGGAACAACAGCAGAAGGACCAGTAATAGGTCTGATTGGAGATGCTGGTGAAACTTCTCCAAATAACAAAGTATTAATAGATACTACAAATAACTATATAGAGTTTTATGTAGAAGTATCTTCAGCACCTGTACAACAATTATATATTGCAGATGGAGCTATTATTCCTGTCACAGATAGCGACATTGACTTAGGTACAACAAGTTTAAGATTTAAAGATACATATACAGATACTATTACTACTACAGGTAACGCAACTATTGGTGGTAATCTTACAGTAACAGGTAATGCAACTATTTCAGGAAACCTTACATTCGGTGATGCTGATACAGATAGTATTAACTTAGCTGCTGAAATTGATTCAAATGTTATACCAAACACAGATAATACTTATGATTTAGGAAGCTCTTCAAAAGAGTGGAAAGATATTTACATTGACGGTACAGCTTATTTAGATGCTATAAACTTTAATGGTACAGCAATTACCTCAACTGCTGCTGAACTAAACATATTAGATGGAGTGACATCCACAGCAGCCGAGTTAAATCTTTTAGACGGAGTTACAAGCACAACTGCAGAACTTAATATTTTAGATGGAGTTACTGCAACTGCTGCAGAAATTAACTTGTTAGACGGTGTAACTTCTACAACTGCAGAACTAAACATACTAGATGGCGTAACAGCTACTGCTGCTGAACTAAATACTCTTGATGGTATTACTTCAACAGTTGCAGAACTTAACATTTTAGATGGTGTTACTGCTAGTGCAACAGACATTAATCTTATTGATGGTATTACAAACGGAACAGTTATAGCAAGTAAAGCTATTGTTACAGATGCTAACAAAGATATTACTGGTGGTAGAAATATTACTATTACTGGTGAGTTAGATGCAGCTACATTAGACATTTCAGGTAATGCAGATATTGATGGTACTTTAGAAACTGATGCACTTTCAATAAA